CCAAATGGAACCAAGTTTCAAGCCACCACCAGAACAATTACTTCCAGAAAGTGATTGGAGTCCGCCAACTGAACTCCCGGACCTTAGCCGGGAGACAGAGGTTGCGCTCGATACTGAGACCAGAGACCCTCTTCTTGCGAAGGATATGGGTCCCGGATTTTATATGTATGAACGAACTAATCCTAACACCGGTTACATCTGCGGAATATCAGCAGCATGGCGTGACCAGAAAATCTATATTCCTCTCAGGCACCCGGCGACACAGTGCTTTGATATAGAAACAGTGCGAAGATGGCTTATATCCCTTGCTTCACAGGATTCAACTAGATTTACCTTCCATAACTTTCAGTATGATTGGGGATGGATTGGAACTGTGTTTAATATCCCACCGCCATTGCTCTTAGATGATACTGTGGCTATGGCCTCTATGATAAATGAAAATCTATCCTCATTTTCTTTACAGAATCTATGCAAGTGGCAAGGTATCCCCGGCAAAGATGAAGAGATGCTCTTTGCAGCCATGAGGGCAACCAAAGTTCCCAAGGGCAAAGAGAAGGAAAATCTGTATAAATTACCTGGGAAATTCGTTGCACCATACGCAGAACAAGATGCGGCAAGCACACTGCATCTAGCTCAAAAATTACGTCCTTTGTTAGCAGCCGAATGTTTGGAGAAGGCATATCAAGTTGAACGTGATCTAATGCCAATTACATTGAAGATGAAGTGGCGTGGTATTCGGGTTGATATTGATAGGACTACTCTACTGGCAAGAAGGATATTTGAGCAGTGCGATCATGAAATACAAGAATTAAATACTAAATTGTGGGAAGAGGGATTTAAAGGTGGAGCAGAAATTTCAGATCTGCGCCGTGGTGCGTGGTTGAATAGAATGTTTGAAGAATTGGATATAAGTCCACGTCCTTCAAAAACTCCAAAAACTATTCATGATAAATATGGAACACCCAGCTTTGAAAAAGAGTTTATGTCTACTCATAAACACCCGCTCCCTCGTATGTGTCAAAGAATTAAAAGCCGATATGATTTGGCAGATAAATTCTTAACCAAGTTCATACTAGCATATAATCATAAAGGTAGAGTCTATCCTTCAGTTAATCAGTTTCGTAGTGAAGAGGGTGGCGCACGTTCTCATCGGTTCAGTTATAGTGATCCACCACTTCAACAGATGCCTAGCCGGGATAATGAGTATGCATCTCTTATACGATCTTGTTTTATACCTGAGGATGGTGAAGAATGGTGTAGCATCGACTACCAGCAACAAGAATATCGACTCATCGTATATCATGCTGAATTAAGAGAATGTACAGGAGCCAAACGTGCCGCAGATTTGTATCGAACTAATCCTGATACTGATTTTCATGATTACGTTGCCAAGATCACCCGTCTTCCTAGAAAACGAGCGAAGGATGTCAACTTTGCGACTAGCTATGGTGCAGGGGTATCTAAGTTTTCCCGGATGACTGGTATGGATGAACAAGAAGCTAAAAAGGTGATGGAACTGTATTACAAAGAACTACCTTTTGTTCGAGAAGTATCAAATTGGTATAGAGATTTTGCAGCTAAGGAGGGATATATTGAAATGTTAGATGGAGCACGTAATCATTTTAATCTATGGGAACCAGTGTATAGGGACTTTGCAAAGGAAGAATCATATAAGAAGAAGAATCCAGAACTTAATACATTCCCGTGTAGTGATAAAGAAATGATACGGAGGAAGGAGGATAAAGATCATCCATGGTATAGAGAACGAATGAAACGATCCTACACGCATAAAGCATTTAATCGTATCATACAAGGGAGTGCCGCGCGGCAGATTAAACAGGCGATGGTTGATGTCTATAACGCTGGATATATGCCAATTCTTCAGATACATGATGAACTTGCTTTCAGCATGAGTGATCCTTCTCATGCTAAAATATGTGCTGAAATGATGGAGCATGCGATTCCATCTATCACCATTCCAATGCTGACAGATATCAAACTTGGCAAATCATGGGGTGAACTGAAGAAATAATATTTTGCAATATACTTTAAAAAAGAAAAATTATTTTATAGATCAGGGCTTGCATTCGGTCCAAAGGTATGCTAGTAAGATAATGTTACAACATTTCACAGAGGAGAGATAATAATGGTGACGCCCACGAATCCTGCTCAGCCAGCTCCGGGTACAGTTCATAAGCCGACTGCCGTTGCTCCTGGTCCGACTCCGGCACCTGCCGCCGCGACATCTGGGAATGGTCAGCCTGCTGAGGAAAAGCCCAAGAAGAAGGCAAAGGAAAAGACTGGCGTGGCGCGGCCTCGGCTGGCACGGCCTGATGAGAACCATGTTATTACGGTTATGAGGCCCGGAGCCAAGACTGGCAAGTCGGGAGAAAGGTTCGATCAGGTTAGGACCGGCATGACGGTCAAGGAATATGTTGAAATTATGACCAAGGAGCCATTCAACCGCACCGTTGGTCAAGCATATCATACTCTGCGGTGGGACACCGATCCTAATCGTAGGCTTCTGAATATCGGTCCGACGGTTATTCCGGTCCCCGAACCTGAGCCCAAGAAGGAGAAGGTAAAGGCGAAGGATAAGGAAGCAGCCAAGCCCGCTGCGTAGGATCCAGATAAAAGAACCCCTGTTACTACGTAACAGGGGTTCTTTTATCACCTATGAACATGAAACTAATCGTCCTAGACACAGAAACTTCTGATCTGGAACCTGCCAATGGAGCAGCAATCCTAGAACTTGCATGGATGAATCTAGAGCATATTGACAATGATTTAGAATGGACAATAATATCAGCTTATGAGACATATGTCCAATACAACGGCCCCATCAACCCTAAAGCTCAAGCTTCCCACCACATCAAGGCAGATTGTCTAAAACCCGGCAGAGCCATAACTAGAATCGATGCAGTTGGAAAGTTGCTAGGGGAAATAGAGCCAGACACATTTATCGTTGCCCACAACGTAGAGTTCGATTCTAAGTTCCTACCAGAGATTATACATAACCGGTGGATCTGCACCTATAGGTCCGCGAAAAGAATTTGGCCTGAAGCACCCGGTTATTCCAATCAGGTTCTACGATATTGGTTGGGAGTTATCCCAAATCTTTCTGTTGCCCCAACAGTAAGACCAAGAGCTCCCCATCAAGCTTTATATGATGTTGCCACGACAACTGCCATTTTGTTAAAGATGTTAGAGAACCATTCGCCAGAAGACCTATATCAATTCAGTCAACCTACGCTCCTTAAAACAATTGAGTTTGGAAAGCATAAAGGACTACCATTCGATCAAATTCCAAGAGATTATCTAGCGTGGCTAAGAGGTCAGCCACGGTTAGATGCTGACCTGAAATTTACTCTTGACTCTATCTTGCAGTCATGACAAAAGATGGTGGCTTAAGATCCATATTTCGTAAAAAATTTAATTCATGGCAGTGGTCAAGCATAGAGACCGCTGGAACAGCCAGCGGTATTCCAGACTCTGAATTCTGCACCCCAACCGGTTGTCAGGGTTGGATAGAGTTTAAAAAGACTCATATTTTCTATGTGCAGTTCCAACCCTTCCAAGTCCCATGGCTAGAGCGCCGTTGTCGGATGGGCGGGAACGCCTGGATAGCTGTCCGTCGTTTACCTAAAGCAAAGAAATACAATGGAGCAGATGAATTATGGTTAATGAAAGGTAGTCAAGCCAAAGCATTAGAAGAACTAGGGTTACAAGGCGTTGACTGTATAATCTGGCATGGTGGACCAAATAACTGGAACTATGATGAGATTTCTAAGTATCTGACTAAAGAACTTCAATTGTAAAGTCTTTGTTGCATTCTTGGTGGTATGCTTGTAAAATGCTTTACCGCGCAATAGGGCGCGAAGGAGCATATGAATGCCAATCAAATCATTTACCTTTGCATTTAAACTAGATGCAAAGGAGCTACTAGAATACGTAGTCAACCGAAACATGGCGGTTGATATTCACGCCACAGGTACTCGCAGGCCAGAAGTAGAGCTAATCCCATCGCCTGAACAACCGCTGGCACTCCCCCCTCCCCCTATCAAAAAAGGTGCCCGTAACCCCGATCTTCATACAAATAGCCGTGGTATCGTGCTCGCATTCATGGCACGCCATCCAGAAGAAAAATATTCAAATGCAGTTCTTCGGGCACTGCTTCAGCAAACTGGTTACTCACCAAACACGCTCCATGGCATGATATTTATCATGCATAAAGCTAGACTGGTAAAAAAGGCGGGGAAGGGTCACTATCGTATTACAGCCAAGGGCCTCAAGAAGTTGGAGGCTGAATAATGGGACTCCTCCGAACCTACCGGTTTACGGATAAGGACCCAATTGCCGGTGAATTACAAACTCTTCTTGAGGATGAAGGGTTATTCAAAAACCTAAAGGCTGTGTCAGAATTATCGGGTCTACACATATCAACATTAAAGAACCTATTCCACGGTAGCACCAAGCGACCGCAGAATGCAACTGCCATGGCTATCGCAACTTCCATCGGGTATAAACGTGGTCCATGGATGAAGGCTCGTGACCTTAACGTAGAACAGGAACTTGAGTTTGCCCGCAAGTGGAACCAAAAGGAACGCGAACGGCGAGAGAAAGAACGGGCACCACGGAAACGAAAGCGTGCGTAAATGGACCCTGCATATCAACATCAAGTAGTCGCTTACGAGCGACTACAAAAGGATGATATCTATGCTCTAATCATGGAACAGGGTACAGGGAAATCACGCCCTGTGATTGAGGACTGGTTGAGCCGGGTGGAGCAAGGTACGGCTGATGATCTTGTAGTGATGGCTCCCAAGGGCTGTTATATGAATTGGATTGGCACCGAGGGCGAACCGGGTGAGTTAGATAAGTGGGTTCCAGAAGAATGGAAGAGTAAGATCTATAAAGCCCCATGGGTCAGCAGTGGGACTAGGGCACAGGACAATGCTGTGACAGATCTACTCTATGCCAATGGACCACGATTTCTGTGTATGAATATTGAGGCACTGAATCGTGCTGGTGCTGCGCGTATGTATCTAGCTAAGTTTCTTGATGGCCGTAGGGTCATAGGTGTAGTGGATGAGTCTACAACTATTGCCCATGAAGAAGCTGCTAGGACCAAATTCCTATTGCGTGAAATAGCTCATAAATTCACTGCACGTAGAATTTTATCTGGACTTGTAGCACCAGAAAGTCCTATGGATTTATTTACTCAATATCATTTTCTGGATTGGCGTATCATTGGACAGAAGAGTTTCTGGGCATTTCGTAATCGCTATGCTTTAGTCCAAGAAATAGATTTTAGACCCACCCATCTTCGTACTAATGATAGGAACTTTAGGAAGGCACCGGTCATTATGGGGTTCCGTAATCTTGATGAACTCAACCGTAAGATTATGGCAAAGAGTTATCGGGTCACTAAGGACGAATGTCTTGATTTACCGCCCAAGATTTACAAGTTTTGGGATGTTGATCTAACTCCAGAACAATCGCAAATCTATCGGCAAATGCGTGATGTTGCAATGGCTCAACTTGATGATTACAGTTATGCGACAGCTAGTATGAAGCTTGACCAACTAGGAAAAATGCAACATATTCTATGCGGACATGTCCGTCAAGAAGATGGAACACTATATAATATTCCAGAAAATAGGACAGAAGCAACGGTACAAATATTGCATGAACACGCGGGTAAGGCTATAATATGGTGCCCATACCCCCAAGCTCTTCGCAAGATTGCGAAGAAGCTCCTAGAGGAGTTTGGTGAGGACAGTACGGTTTGCTATTGGGGAGAGGTTCGGCAAGAGGAAAGGCTGATAGCCAGAAGCCGAATACAGAATGATGATAGTTGTAGGTTTATTGTGAGTAATCAAAGCGTAGGAAAGTTTGGAAATACGTGGACTAGTTGTAACCTAGTCATCTACTATGCAAACTCATTTGATAATGAGGATCGACAACAAAGCGAGGACAGGGCTCACCGTATTGGCCAGACTAAGAGTGTCACATATATCGATTTACGTGCTAAAGGCACTCTTGATGAAAAGCTAATTCAGGTGCTTCGAAAGAAGATTAACATGGCATCAACCTTGCAAGGAGATGAATTTAAAAAATGGCTGATATAGCAGAACTAGAACCCCCAAAAAAGAAAAGCCGTGTGACAAAATATCCACACGGCGAACCTAGAGATCCTGAAAAACTATTGGAGATAGCTAGATTAAGAGATATAGAAAAAATGCAATGGCGGGATATAGGACCTTTGGTTGGAATGTCAGGACAGGGTGCGTGTTTACTCTATAATCACTGGCGACAACTACGATGGCTGAAATAATTCCACGCGAATTTGTCGATATAGAGCTCAAGCTCATAGAAAAAGTATTTGATCAAACCCATGTGCTTCGGCCTATGATCGTCATTATAAAGGGTAACGATCGTTACGTTATCCCGGCAGAATTTCATAATGATCTTCAAAAGGACATTGTTAGCCAAGGAATTAAAGACTTAGTAAAAAAGGCTGAGCCAGATATTGTTATTTATTCTTGTGAAGCATGGTCCGCCAACGTTGCTGAATACGAAGAAGGTGTAACTCCACCTGCTTCTCAACAGCCCAATAGAGTCGAAGTTATTGCTGCACAGATAGAATTTAAAACCGGGGAAAAATACTCCTGTCAAGCAAGAATCCTCCGGCATGGTGACCAACCACCCCGTCTAGATAAATTTGAAGTGTCGACTGGAGGAATGAGCATGGGGAGGTTTGTAGATTTCTTCCCCATCGGTAAGACCAATTGATTGGCTAACCTATTGTTTTTATTAGGTTTTTGACAAGCCTTTATAAAGGCCGTACAGCGGCAGAGGCGCGGGGGGTTAGCTACCTAGCGGGCACCCCCAATTGGACGATCACCCGGCCATTTGTGGGGCTAGAATTTAACAGATTAGGGTGCAAAATGGGCTATGCCGTGGCATTTGTTCTAGGTGGAATGTTTGGGGCGACATTTGGCGTTCTATTGATGATTGCTGTACAGAATGGCGCTCGCGAAGATCATCTGCGTCAAGAACTCTATGAAAGGGAGAAATCAAATGGGCTTTGATACATATGGAGATCTCTGGATTCAGGTTGATCTATCCAACATTCCAGATAACCTTAGAGATCTTACCGGAATAATAATAGCCTCGACTCCTGGTCCTATTGCCGGAACGTACCATTCAGCAGTAGAATTTAACCTAACGAAATATATTCAAAGAGTAATGGAGGAATCAAAAAGAACCCCGCCCGTGAGTGTCCAATTGACGGGCGGGGCCAAGTCCAGGGAGAGCTCGCTATTTACCTAACATTTCATGAATTGTTGCACAATCTTCAATCACGGCTGTAAACTTACCATCATTTGTAAATATAAGACATCTAATACCTTTTTGAAAATGTTCGATTTCATTCCCTCGTGGGGAACGTAAACTCACAACGGCGTCTGGATTAATTTCAACGTTCTGACCACCCGGTCCATGCAAGATTAAAAGATGAACTGCTAATGAAAAGACAAAAATCACTGTTCACGGTCCAACTGGAGCATAATCAACTTAAGCAGAGCCGCCGCTTCTGCTAATGCCATCATATAAACTCCTGTTTCCAACGATCACGACCACCCGGAACAATATCTACAATCTGCGTATATGGTTTAGACCAATCCATATGATATTTTCTTATTGCTACATTCCATGCATCATTAATATTATATGCTCTAATCACTTCTCTAGACCTTTTGTGTGGCTCTAAATGTGGTTGACCCAGACGAGCTGAAGCTAAGACTGGTATCATGTGCTCTAGTATGACTGTAAATTCTGGCAGCATCATACAAACTCCCAGTCTACCTTACCCATGCCATCAATATCAAGTTCGTCTGCCAATGCCGGGGATAAATCTATCCCGGCACTATTCGTTGTACGACCGGTCATATCTGTACCGGATTCTGCTTGTGGTCTGGTTCCTTTGATCCAATAGGGGTCATCAGTATTCCATGGCCCAACGTCCCAGATTTCTGCAATAGCGTCGAGCTTGGCTTCCCGGTTATAGACCCGCACTTTCGGTCGTTCACCCTCGAACCTATCAGGCAAAGCAACGTAGAAGTCTGTGTCATTCAGTACCTTATCCTCATCATAGGCGCTGACATTATAATCATCTTCACCACCAAACATACTCGCGACGATGTTTGTCTGGTTTGCCGGGAGGGGAGTGGGGTTCGTGATAATCATTTCAGGATCAGTAGGACGAGCCACACCGGCGATCGCTGCACAGATCTTTCTAAATTTTGTCTTATAAGCATTGGCATCTGCCGAACTATCAACAAAACAAACCTCAATCAGAATAGCCGGTTGCTCGGTATTATTAAGAAAGTAAAGATCAGTACGTTTCTTAGGACCCCGGTCAGGCAACCCTGCTGTCTTCGCAATCGCCTGCGAGACGTCCGCCGCGATGTCCGCTTGCGTGAGGTAGAGGACCTCGGTTCCCATTGGCTTGTCAGTGGTTTGATACGCATTGAAGTGAACGCTCACATCAAGATCACGAATCAGTGAGTTATGGTGGTTCACAATCGTTTCCAAGTTATCGCTTTGTGTCGTAGATGTATTGTCATGAAATGTATGTACATTGATACCAAGAGCATTTAAATCAGCCGCCAATTGTTCAACAACTTTTCTGGCTTCGTCTACCTCATCGAGATAGCCGCTGGCACCACGGATCTTTTCACCATGTCCCGAGCTGATAACGATGTTCATTTGAAGTCCTCCAGCGGTATTTGCTTCATGCCTTCCGGTAGCGGCTCAGGCTGTGGATCAGGTATTTCTTCTATCCTAATACCGACTGCTAGAAGTTCCTGCGTTGTAGCGAGCTCAGGCCAATTGCCGGGATACGCAATCCCTTCATGCTCGAATGGCGCACCATCCAACGGCTTACCTTCTAGATAATAGATTTTCATTGGCATGTTACGGACCCCATACGAAGTTTGCATTCGAAGTAAAGACATGAATCCAATCGCCACCTATTTGACTAACACTGCCACCAGTGCCTCGTGGTGTTGGACTAGTGTAACGAAATGCTGCAAATCCTTGGTATCCATAGCCGCCATTTTGCCATGCACCTGAACCATATCCAGCACCACCTCCTCCTCCTCCATAATTTACAGCGGTTCCACCTCCGCCAGTGCTACCATTACCGCCTCCACCGTTACCTGATCCTCCCCCAAGACCACCACGATCATCACCACCTCCACCACCTCCACCACCATATATATTCCCAGAAGCTACGATATTTGTTGATATGCCCTGTCCTCCATTACCACCACCACTACCATCTCCAGCAATTCCACCACTACCACATCCACCGCCCCCACCACCAGATGCATAGGTTCCGGCATACCCGTTGCCTCCCGCAGTTCCCTCGCCAGCAACACCTCCAGCACCTCCAGTTCCGTTGTAGCCCCCTCCACCAGAACCACCAGTATTTGCGGCACTAGAATAAGTTGAACCCCCTCCTCCTCCATATGCTGTGTTTATACCGGAACCAGAGACAATAGTATTGCCTCCATTTCCACCATTCGAGCCTCCAGTATTCTGTCCAGAGCCACCAGTACCGACAGTGACACCATAAGTTCCAGGAGGTAGATTTAAAGTGTAATTGAGATTACTTACATATCCTCCTCCCCCTCCACCACCACCAGAACCACCCCCTCCACCGCCAATAAGGAAATACCAAATCGGGGGAAGCGGGATGCTACCCGCAACTCCTCTCATAATCGGCATTACGTGAATCCCTTTGCAATACCAGTATAACGAAGCTTGAGGTTAGCTCCAATGGTTATAGCTTCAAATGTTAATAGATCAGCCTTATTTACTCCTGTTGTCAATGTCGGGGCACCGACTGTTCCGAAATCAAATCCTCCTGGACTGGTTGTATTCCACGACACTGTACGCGATCCAGTAGCGTCTTGTATTATCCAGAGAAAATAAGTCGTACCTTCAACCGCTCCATTTGTATAACTCATGCTGAGATTGCCGCCAAGTGTTATCTTGGCTTTCTGCGCATTAGTGACTGTCCAATTGACAGTTGCCGCATAAGTCAATGTTGCGAGTGGTGCAGTACATTGACCAAGAAAACTTAAAGGATTTGGAAATGGATTTGCAATTTGAGTCCATTGAGAAGCAGTAAACGCACCCGCTGAAATGGCCACATTCGCGACATATAATTTTCCACCGTTATTAACCGGAGTTCCAGCCGCATAAGTCGCAGCACTTGAAAAATAAGGAATACCGATTAAATCTATTGGCACGTTACTAGAATTAAACCCACCGAATTGATTATCACCAAAATTGAAATATGGCTCGCCGTAAGTCCTACTAGACGGACGACTGCCGGGTGTGATAGACTTCAGCAGTTTAATGATGCCTACCATCAGTATGTCCCCGCATCAAAAATATTTGTCCACGCACCATTTAGACGAACATAGGTATTCCCATCAGACGGGGCATCAGGAAAAGTAAATCCAGCAGCATGAGCATCAACGTATTGTTTCGTTGCTGCTTGAAGATTGGCCGTGGGATCTGCATTCAAAACTAAGAATCCAGTCATAGTCCCACCGGCTAGAGGCACATAGTTTGCGACTGAAGTATCAACATACTGCTTTGTTGCAGCTCCGCCAGAAAGTGTTGGAGGTCCAGACAATACTAGTGGACCAGTCATAGTCCCACCGGCTAATGGGACTTTCGTATCTGAGTATTGCTTAGTGGTCGCACCGAGTGCTGCGGTTGGATCTCCTGACAAGGTAAGCAACCCTGTCATAATCCCACCGGCCAGAGGCAGATAATTTGCAAATACTCCATTTACAGTGGTGATTTGACCATCAACATATTGCTTGGTCGCAGCATGAAGATTAGCAGTAGGAGGGCCAGACAGAGTCAGTAACCCTGTCATTGTTCCCCCGGATAATAGAAGATGCAGAACATCATTATTATCAACATACTGCTTCGTTGCAGTACCTAGAGGATTTACAGGGTCAGCATTTTGGATTAATGGGCCGGTCATTGTCCCCCCGGCCAAAGAAACCTTTAGATCTGAATATGCTTTCGTTGCTGCATGAAGACTTGCTGTAGGAGCTCCTGACAAGGTAAGAAATCCTGTCATCGTCCCACCAGCAATTGGGACATAATTCACTAATGGGATACCAGAAATCGCATTATCCACATACTGCTTGGTCGCAGCATTAAGATTAGCAGTCGGTGGTCCAGATAGAGTGAGTAAACCCGTCATAGTCCCACCGGCTAGAGGGACTCGCGTAGCATCACCATTATCAACATATTGCTTTGTTGCCGAACCAAGAGGATTAACAGGATCCGCTGCTTGAATTAGCGGGCCAGTCATAGTCCCACCAGCGAGTGCCACCTTCGTATCAGCGTATTGCTTTGTTACTGTCCCAAGAGGATTAACCGGGTCGGCAGCCTGAATTAGCGGACCAGTCATAGTTCCACCAGCTAGTGGAACATAGTTGGCGGGAATTACTTGAGTTCCATTAGTGTAGATTGCCGAAGCATTGATTGTTCCAGCCCCTTGATTTCCTCCTGTTGGAGCGCCGACAACGATACCTCCAGCATACCCTAGATAGCCGGTAAATTGTATCCAAGGTGTTGGAGGAGCAAGTGGACCACCGGCTCCAGAACCAAGGACACTTTCTAAAGGCTCTATAGATACATCAGTCATGGCCACATCACCGCTGTAAACTTGTGGTTAGCGCCTAAAGAAGCTACACTGACAGAAGTAGTCGTTTGTGGGATTACCGTATATGATTGACCGGGCTGTAAGGCGATGGTTGTGCCATTAGCATTTGTTCCAGCAGCACCGACTTGACTAACATAAAGAACTTCCGCTGCTGCTAATCCTTGATCTGCGGCCAATAGAGGGTTAACGATATAGCCCCCAGACTGGTTTGCAGAAATGGCGACAACAGAAAGTCCGGGTGTAGCACTCGTTTGAGTTGCTAAACCAACGACAGGAGTAGTTGGCATGTGTCACCTCTTATTGTACCCATCCTGGAGTATTTACTATTCCATTTAGAGTTCCAGGGAATCCACTTGGCCCACCAGTTGACCAGATACCACCTGCTGAAAATACATTAAATTTAGGACCTTGAGGAGTACCCCCATACCACCCAACTCTAGGATTATCAAGACCGATGACGGCATTTTGACTAGCCTCTGCGGTTCCAGCAGTTACAACCGGACTTCCATTAATATTGAATTGTACGATTCGATTACCGTACACACTTGTAAATCCAAGACTCAAGAATCCTGAAGCAGTAGCTAAGAAGATACATGGTTCATTAACTGCTCCCTGTGTGTAATTGAAGCTTCCCTGAAGAACCAAGGTCCCACCTGAAAGAGCATAAACTGCTCCTGTTGCACCTGATAATGGGCCTGTGAAGTTACAATTGATACACCAGAGTAGACCTCCTTGCGCACCGATATTGGTATAATATGACTTGAATGTTATGCCTTGAACTGTAACATTGCCTCCAGCCGATGACTCTAGTCCAACACCTCCAAGTGCCCCTGATGGGACAGATCCACCTGAAGCATCAATGGTCACATTTTGTGGATTTGCAGTATTCCCAATGATATTCCATGAAGAAATAAACCCACCGTTAATTCCACATCCACCAATATAGGTTCCATCCGCTATACGAATAGTGATCTGACTTTGTGAAATATACCTGGACAGGATTGCATTGACACCACCGTAGAGTGTAGCGAAAGCATCTTGCGGAGTGTTGGCAAATCCGGTATTACTATCATTACCATCTGTTCGTACATAGAAAGTGGTGACAGGGGGTGCTGCAATACTTGAAGGTCCCAACACATTCGAGACCATAGCAGTAAGATTAACACCATTATAGACAAATATCATTTCTTCGCCGGCAGTTACGTCTCCATGAATCATGGGGCCGCCATTCTGCCGAGTAGCCGCCATTCCTGCGGCACCATTGAGTTGAACTGCTACCGGCGCAGTTGGCGTCCCTACGTTAGTATTTTTGACCCTAATATTGAACTGCATTCCAAGTGCTAGAGCAGCTGGAACCGGAGTCGTAGTGCAAATGATTGTATTTGGTACTGTTGAAGTATCGTCACCAACATAAACAATCGTTGTGTTGGCTGCTGGAGCTGCACCTGTTTGAACAAAGGCTCGTAAAGTTCCCGCCGTAACTAGGTTAGCGAATATATCACCAGCATTCCAAGCTTGTGCAACAGTTCCTTCCTGGGCACGAACAATGGTACAAACGTCACCAGACCTAGCTGTAACATGAACAATTTCGTTTTGAGTCTTCGTAGCCTGATCATAGAAAGTTGCACAGAAATAATCACCGCCAGTTGGACTAGGGAATAAAACTCCTGTACCAGCAGCAAGTTGAACAGATGTACTTGCAGCCGTAATGCTACCCGATACAGTGGTAGAAGCGTTATTGCTCCAAAGAATCGTCATTTGTCCACCCTATCCAATGTGGCAAGTGAAGTTAAACTGATACGGAACTTCTAGCACCCCAGAATCTAGTGCTTCTTTAAACGTAGTCATATACGGAAGCGGTGGGTATGGAACATACGTTGTTTCTAGATCATTTAACGAAATCGCAGCAACTCCTATATCCCACGCTGGAGTCTTGGAGGCTGCTGGCTCAAATCCATTACACCCAAAGGCATTCATCATAGCACCACCAGTGACTGTTCTATGTCCAAGAACAAACCTGATGGTTATATTCTGATCAACACCAATGCTTAAACTGATTTGTTCAGTATCTGCTATAAATGCATCATCTGGATCAGCATAACCTGATGGACCGGTGACAGGATGTAATCCGGTTGGCTCTACAGCATAATCTGGTGTTGTCCCGTTTACTCCATAAAGGAATCGCCAGATGCGGCGCTTCATCCAACGGATGCTGAAATAATTACCATCTCCTTTAAACAAATGCCATGTGAGAATACGACGATATAAGTCATCGTCAGTAATAACAATATCACCGATACTGAGAAATTGTAGTTCATTAAGACCAAAGAATACAACTTCACTCGGTGGTGCTGCTCCCCACATGGGGAAGATCCAATTACAACCCCACGTATTGAGTGGTCCCATAACCACTGGCCGACCAGAACTGAGCGCTGGCCGAGCCATTCCATACAAACCGGCTCCAACCCAATCAAGCAATTTGCCAGCAACAAGTGACGGCTGACCAGTATAAATCGGTAGATTCAAAGCATTGAATGTATCAACGTAATCATCTTGGCATAGATTCTGTGCATCAACAAACCCTTGGCAATCATCATCATCAGTATACTCTTGATATAGATATGATGGAATTGTTTTAGTTAACCCTGTGACTCCAGTAGGTGGAAATGGAGCACCACCTATAAATCCAGCGAAAGCTCCCGCTCCAGTTGTTGGTGGTACTCCGGGTTGACCTGGAACAGGATTAGGTGGAAATGGAACAGTATAATTCGAAGAAAAGAATGCTGTAAACTGATGACTAGAAGTTAATGCTGTGACCCAAACATCTGAGTTTGGTGGAACAAGAAATGTTTGACCGGGTACAAGCTCAACTGTTCCATTTATGGCAGATGTAGCAGCAGATCCTAAAAGGTTAACCCACAATGACTCAGAAACAGGAATACCTTGATCTTGAGGTGCAAGTGGGTTAATGATCACCCCACCTTTATCACCCATCTTAGTATTAGCAACCTGGACTGATTGTCCACCAACATCGACCTGAGTAGTAAGTCCTGGCCTAAGAATAAACATCAGGCACCCTGAATAACTGATACTTGTGAAGTGTCTGTATAGAAATAGCTATACCGATCACCATAGATTACTTGAGTGCCGGGTTGTGGAACTGCACCAACTCCGCTAATTGAAAAGACCCAATTAATATCAATGATTAATTCACCTGCAAGAATATTTACTACAGAATCAATAAACACTTGATTTAATACATTTAGGTTTATTGGAGTAGTTCCTGCTGGCAGACTATTAATGTAGTCTATAATAGCCGGGGAAGCAGCCTGAGCAATCGCAGATGCAGAAACATAGTTTGGTGAGTCAGTTACCCACGTAACAATGACATTCACTAATTCCTGAGGCGGAACTACGAAAGGTATAGTGAAAGCATCAGGGTAGTCAGATACAGACACCAGCTCATTAATAGGATTAGGCGTAACAACACCTCCATATTGCCACGTTCCATATTGTGTTCCATCCACAGGTATAGTGAAGGTCTTTAATCCAGTTACAGTAATAGGAAATGGTATGTTATTGACGTAAGGAAATCCATTATTACCAGTGATCATTTCTATATTACCGGTAGTTAGATTATGATTATCTGCCGTAGTGACTACCACTGGATTTGTATTTGAAATACCTGCAACCCGAATAATCGCTCCAGTTAAACCTGGAGTATAGAAATCAGAACACCAAATCGCATAAGCCACTTGATAAGGATCACCACCACCGACAATAATGGTATAAGCTTCTAGATCTTCCTGCTCTTGTACAGAAATCAATCGTACCTGAACACCAGGAACATTACCCACCAATGTCTTTAGATAACGAGCCATTCCTGTTGATGATGCTAATCCTGCTGTAAAAATTCGCTCCCTATAAATACTGATTGGTTCACCAGATTGCGATGGAATGCCAGATACCGGGTTGTTCACGACCAATGAAACATTAGCTGGAACTGATGTAATCATCTGCACCACAGTATTCGCAGCGACCGGCCATGCTCCATCTTGAGTAGCCAGAGCATAAATTGGAAGAGTATTCCCATCTGTTCCTACAATACCACCAGTTTGACATACGTATTGATACGTACCATCACCGACGACAA